AGCAAATGCTCACAGTCAACTTTTTCTTTTGCAACAATTACTTTAACCATGATAAGAACTCCCTTGACTTATCTGACAATTGGCTCATAGGCTTGATTGGGTTCTGCCTATTAAACTTTTTGGCAAACTTTTTCGCCTTTTCAAGATGATACTCGCTTGCTCTACTAGTATATAGTAAACCATTTAAATGGTCAAGTTCATGTTGAAAACATCTTGCGGTGATACCATCAAATACCTTTGTGACCGTTTCGCCATTAGGGAGCGTATATCTTGTTTTGATTTTTCTCGGTCTTTTTATCTTTACAAACAAACCAGGATTGGACAAACAACCCTCATCCATCAAAATTAACTCTGATGAATAGTCTACAATTTTAGGATTGAAGCAGCCAATGACTTCCTCAGCCCTCATGACAAATGCCCTGTATGGCAAACCCACTTGGTTAGAACTCAACCCAAGTCCATGATACTCGATCATAGTCTCAGCAAGGTTGTTATACAATTCAACTGGGTTTGTGGGTGGGTTAGCAAAATCAAACGTCTCCATCTCTTGACGGAGCATTGGGTGGTCACATTCCAACAACTTCAATATCATACCATCCTCGAAAAATTCTGATGTTTCACAAATTTAATAACCGAATGAAACTTGTCATACAACTGATCACCCTTATGGCTGATGATGAACACGTTTGTATCGGCTGTCAGGCTCTCCAAAATCTTCAGGAACTCATCTGTTCCCGTAGCATCCAACGAACTATCAAACACCTCATCCATGATCAACAGGTTTGTCGATGCCGAGTTACGCATTTTAGCAATTGACCGCCAAGTGAATAGCAGTGACAAGTCAATTCGCATTTTCTCACCTTCACTGAATGAATCATAAGAAAATTCATCGCGGAAACGAGATTTGATCTTTTCCTTGAAGTTTTCATTCAACTCAAACTGTACAAAGAAGTCCATTGAGGCTAGGTACTTGTTTATCAGTTTGTTCATGATTGGAACATACTGACGAATGATTTTCGTTTTGATACCCGAATCTTTCAACAACACTGATGCTACATCTTGAATTTTCTTTTCTTGATGTAGACTTTCAAGTGCTGTAATCTTTCCCTTCAACTCACTTTGTAACTTCTCGACCTCAATGTTGTTGGCATCAATAACCTTCGTGTTGTTTCTGATCTTTTCAATTTCATCATTCAACGTACTGATAGACTCATTCCAAGAGGATATCTTGTTGTTGTTTTCAGTAATCTCACGATTCAATTTCTCAATTTCAGAATTGACTGCCGAAATCTCAGCCAACCTTGATTCTAGAATTGTAAACTCTTTCGATAATTCTGTCAAGCCCCCATTGACTTGATTGAGTTGTTCACTACGGGAGTTGAGTTTCTCACACTTGAACTCCTCATGAATACCCTGCTTACAAGTTGGGCAGTTGTCATTTTCCTCGAAAAATTTAACTTCCTTCTTGATCGCACGAATTCTATCTTCAAGTTTCTTTTCTAATTCAAGAACTTTTTGTTTCTTTGTTTCAACCTTTGTCTTATCTGAAATGGTTTGCTTCAAAGTATTAATTTGAGCGGAAACATTTGTAACAATCGCATTGGCTTCACTGATTTTTACTTTGGTGCTGTCTATCAGTTCTTGCTTTTGACTTATCAACTCTTCATTGTTGAGTTTGAGCGACTTGATATTCTTTTCTTGCATTTCAATTTTGTTTTCAATCAACTCAATCTCATGCTCAGCATTCAAGATATCGTTTTTGTTTGCTAGGACTTTTTCTTTCAGCAAACTATTCATGACTGAAAAGATTTGAATATCAAGCAGGTCTTCAATAACCTCGCGTCTTGTATGAGCAGGCAACTGCATAAATGGAATGAAGTTCGCCGAGCCAAGCACAACAATTTGTCCAAATGACTTATGATTCATTTTCAAAATAGTTGTCTCAAGAAGTTCTTGATACTCCTTGATGTTTGGACTCTGGTTTATCAGTCCATCATTACAATAAATCTCAAACACCTCTGGGCGTTGACCCCTTCGGATTTTATACTCCTTGCTACCAATGCTGAACTCGCACTCAACCAAACAGTTCTTTTGTGTGATAGAGTTTACAAGTTGCGGCTTGTTGATATTGCGAAATGGTTTGCCATAAAGAGCAAATGACAAAGCGTCAAGCATGGTAGACTTACCTGCTCCATTTTCACCAACCACGAGAGTTGATTTAGACCTGTTGAGTTTTATCTCGGTAAATTGGTTGCCCGTTGACAGAAAATTCTGCCAACGGATCGTTTTGAATAGTATCATAGTGTTACTCTATGGACAAGGCTTCAGTATAAAGGTTCTGAAGAAAAATGTCAAGTTTTTTCTTATCAATACTGGTATCCATACCATCAACGACTTTGCGCAATATGGTCAGCGTGTCCTCAGCCTCATTGATGATGTCACCATCGTCTTCAAGATTCAGGTTCAAGTGATCATCAAGCACCTGTAAATCGGACACGCCTGTTTTTTCGAGTTTGTCAATGAACATATCAAACCAAAGAGGATTTTCTTTAGAGTGAATGATGACTTTGACATACTGATTTTTGTAGGGTGCTGGGTCAAACAGGAGCACTTCATCCATCGTTTTGCCAGCATCATCATAGTGAATCTTGCTGAACATCTTGTATGGATTTTCAATGAAGGTCAACTCACGCGTATCAGTATCGAAAATATGAAAGCCACGTGGGTCATTATAGTCTGACCAAGTCATTTCATAAGGAGCGCCAATGTAGTGAATATTACCCCTGCTTGACTTATGATGGAAGTGACCAGACAAAACCATATCAAATTTATCAAACTGTTTGGCGTCAAACCCATGGTCATTGAATGAGCCACGGTACATTTCAAACCCTTGAATCTCTAGGTGACCAAAAAGGATTTGAGCATCTGTTTCGTTGACAAACTTCATTGACTCATCATAGTTACCCGAGCAAACCCAAGGCAACAATGCGATTTTCAAGCCATCAAACTCTTTTGTCGTTGGGCTTGAATAATAAGAAACATCATATGAACTATGCTCAAACAACTCATTCATTGAGTTGACTTCATTTGTATTCTTAAATGAAGTGTCATGGTTGCCGATCAAAACGTCAAGTTTTATCCCTGACGTGTCACAATGACCGACAAACTTCCGCAAGTTTTTTGCGGTCAAATAGTTGATATACTTGCGGCGGTCTACAATGTCGCCCAAGTGAACAATTTGTGTGATGTTGTTTTCTTTTAAATACGGAAAGAAAAAATCGTAGTAGAACTTGTTAAAGAAATCTGCAAATGCTTGACTATGGCCTCTTGCGCCCCAGTGTGTATCAGTTATCAAGGCTATTCGCATCAGTGTCCTCCTCATCAATAAACTTTTCAATACCCTTTCGCTTCTTTTTCTTTTCGATCTTTGACTCAAACTTTTCTATCATATCATTGATATTGTCGCTTGTATTAAGTAACAAAGCATCAAAGTGAGCCAGTTCTTCACTCGACATGTCAACAAGATTGTTATTCACAAGTGCGTGTTCGTGACTCTTATGCTTGATGTAAGACTGTTTCTTTTCTTTAGAAATACGACGCAAGAATGCATAGTATATAATTTGTGTGAAATAAGCAAAAGGGTTGCTTGACTTATCTGGGTCGAAATTGTGGAGATAGGTTAAGCAGTTCTCAACACCATCACTGATCATTTCGTCTTTGTAAGTGTACCCAGCAAAGTTTGGCTTGGTTGCCAAACGTGTGGCAATTTGAAAGATGCAGTACCCGATATATTCAGGAATGCGTGGCTTGGGTTCACCTTTTTCTTTCGCTTCATTCACTTTTGCGATATGCTTGAGCATTTCCGCATAAAGTTTTTTGTTATCTACATAATGATTTGGTTGCATAATATATCCTTGATCAATGTATACTAGTGTTTGCTATGCCTTGTGATACGAATAATTGGTTAAGTTTTTCTACAAATTCTTCTTTTTCTCTTTCACTTTCAATTAGGTCGTGAAGAGCATCGCCAATCTTTTGTTCGGCTAACTTCTTATCCTCTGCGCCGAATGGACGAACTTCATTGTAGTATTCAACTAGTATATCTTGGGGCTGATAATAAGTCAATATGTGTTTCTTTTCAAAAACAAGGTAATCAGTAACTGACAAACTGGTCGCACTGAGAAGTTTCATTTTTGTTTCGTGATCTCGGTCGTGGTAAACTTCGATAATCATTGGGAATTATACAACAGCTGGATCAACACTATCCGCTTCCAATTCCCCAATGATGGTTTCACCGCTAACTAATTTTAGTATTTTGATCATACTTTGAGCCTCGTGGTGTAAATTTTGTATTCAAATTTTTCTTCATCATATATTTTACATCGCTCTACAAAGTGTCCAATTGTATGATTTTTCCTAGACTTCCAAGATAGGTCATCTGCTATATCATACAACATTGCCTGATCTTTTGTCTCACTTTTTCTCAAGCCACGCCCAATTGACTGTAAGTTTCTAATTTTCGACTTTGATGGGCTAGCAAATATAATATTATGTAAGTTACGTATATTTATTCCTGTTGAAAACGTGCCATATGAGGCTATGATTATTGACTTCGACTCCGCATCAACAATCTTTCTTATTTCATCGCGCTCAACACCCTCAACACCATCATGGACGAAAAAGGTTGGGATGTTATTATCTTTGATCATGTCATATAGTATTTGTCCATGTTTATCAACAAACTGAAACAACAGGAGGGTATTTCCCTCTAATGATAAACACAAATTCTTTATGAACTTGTTTCTATTTTCGTTTCGGACTAGGAAGTCCATCTCATCTTGATAGGTCGCATTTTTTAACGCCTGACAAACTGCATCTGGATATTTCAATATGACACATTTGATTTTGAAGTTTGATAGGTGTTTTTGTTCAATAAGTTCAGCAGTTGATATGACTTTTCTAACTGCACCAAACAATCCCTCAAGCACCAACTTATGCGTCTGCGTACCATCCAATGTTCCAGTAAACCCAAAACGATACTTACAGTCAATCATCTTTTCCATAATTGATGACAGTGACTTGGCTTTGAACAGGTGGGCTTCATCTCCAATCACAATCCCAAACTGGGCAAACCACTGCTTTGGCATTTTGTATATGGACTGCCAAGTTGTTATAACGATAGGCAAGTCTGTTTTCTTATCAACACCTGCTGTGATTTTGTGTATATCAGTTTCGTAACCATATGACTTGAAGTCAGAAGCCATTTGGTGTACAAGTGAGGTGGTTGGGACAACAACTAATGTTTTCAAATTAAACCATCGCGCGAGAAGGTAAATGATGAATGATTTACCCGAGGCAGTTGGTGAAAGCATAACTGCTCTTCGATTTCTAACCGCATACACAAATGCATCCATTTGGTAGTCGCGAGGCTCCATAGTTGGGTTGAGTTCCTTGACGAACTCCTGTGCCTCTTTCAGCGAAAACTCATCAGCATAAAAATCATCTGGTTGTTCTAATTGGTAGTCACGCTCCTTACAAAACCGCTCAAGGTGATGTATCAGCCCACAATATAAAGTCCTGGTGAGTTGATTGAAAAGTCTTATTTTACCATCCCACATACGGTTACGATATGCAGGCATAAACTTGGCTCCTGGCACTTCAAATGTGAAATACTCGCCTATCTCAGCAGCGGTGCCAGCCTCGCAATATACCTTTAGGTATACTTCATTAACTTTTTCTACTTTTATTGTTTCCACGTATAAATTTTTTCTTATTCTTTTTTTCAGAACGGTAAACTACACTGTAGATCATAGTATATACAGCATTGTCTGTTACAATTGTATGACCGTTGAATGATACAATATTTTCTCGTAACTTCAAGTCTTGCTCGAGAAGTTTAGTCAAACTTTCCCATTTACGCTTTAGTGGCTCCATCAAGCACCAACTTTGAATCGTTCCCAGTCAATAGCAGCCTTGATATTGTAGCCTCTATTGTTGAGTGAACGGATAATGGAATCTACAAAGTCAACCTTTTCCTGTTGCATACCAATTTTAAGTGACAGGTTGATAATATCCTTGTCACCTTCTATATAGGAATTTACATCGGACTTGAGAATTTTACCAATTGGGGGAAGTTGCCAGCCCAAGTCTTGAGTTTCCTTGGTTGGTCCCTGTGTATAAAATTCATATTTGGAAAGTTTCAACTGCTTCATATCCGCTTCAAGTTTGCGGAGAGTTAAACGTTCCTGTGAGTAAATCTTAAAGTATTTACTATGCAACTGGGGAATCTTTAATGCTTCCTCCCCGAGTTCAGTTCGGTCAACTTGACTGTCTTTTTCCCAAAACGTTTGTATGTCTTCTAATTTCATATATCACCTCGCACATAATAATTCTACTATAGAATTTTTATAAAGTCAAGTCTTTTATGTTATAATGTTTTTGCAACAAGTACCTTCTGGTTGCATCACTCTTGTTGCAAATTTCATCACTTGCTTTAGTTTTCCAAACTTCTGGAAATATTCCATGGATCAATAAGATAAATGCAAGTCGCCACGCTCTGATTAAATGTTTTAAGTATCCCATATTGACTTCATTTAAATGCCCCACTATAATTACTCCTGTAAGGGGAAATACTAGAGAACAGCGATGTTGTAACGTTGGTATCTAAATGTGGCACTGGCTTCAACATAGTTAACATCTGTATCAGTTGTAAGAAAATCAATGTCACTGAGTGATGTTGGGAAAATGTTGAAAAAATCGATAGTAATATTCGGATGCATAGCACTGGTCATAATAATAAGATTCGCATCTAATTTCAGTGCTTGATTGTTGTATTGGGTGAATGACTCTGGCGCACCGAGTTCAACCATCCAGTTGTAAATTTCTAGATAATTCTTCAAGTCTTCATCGACTTTGAATGTAACCATCAATTGATTATAGTCCAATCTACTATTTAGAGGAATAGTTGAGAATGGAGTTGGCACTGTGCTAAAATCCAAATTGACCCCAGGCAGCATTGTACGCTGAACGTTGTATGATAAATTTGGGGCACGGTTGAGTGTAAACTTAAATCCAAGTGGGGATAAAAAGTTTTTACTCTCAGGGATGTTTGTTACATTCGTTGGCATACTATTATTTAGGCATAAAAAAAGAGGGGCATCTCTGCCCCTCTCTTAGTACAACCCTTGTTGTTTTTATTACATGAGGTTGTTGACAAGTACGCGACGGTAGTACTTGTTGACATCTTGCTCGAGTGTGGCTGTTGCGTCTGCAGCAGTTGTACCCTTCGCAAATGGGTTTGGTGCCATACCATAACGTGTCTTGAAGCCAATTTTTGGCTGGAAGGTGTCTGGATCGACGGCACGAACCATCTGGAGTGGAAC